TTTCCAAATCTTCTTTAGTCTTATTATAAATTTTGCGTGCAACTTCTACAACTTGTTCCCAAGTTTCAGCAGCATTAATTTCATCGATGTACGGCAATTCATCCTCGGCAAATGATACACGAACGTGCGCGCCGAGTTTATAAAAAATGTTGATACGATCGATCAACAGCATTTTATTTACATCTTTAGCAGCAATGCCAAAAAAGTCATCATCATGTAATTTCTTGTATGCGGCATTGAACGAACGGCGAATGCCTGGATATTTGATTTTAATTTTACGTTCAATGCGTGCGTCTTCAACAACATTCAAATATGTTTTGAATTTTGGATCTTCCGCAACAGCATCATGCCAACCCTCTGCTGGCGTATTCAATGCATGGCTAACTTCATGACCTACTAAAAGATCATAAAGTTCGCCAGTCATTTCTTTGAACTTCGGGAGCGTAATTGTGCGATTCTTCAAATCGAAGTACGCTGTCGGCACATTACCGTGCTCAATGGTGAGATTCTCAGTTGCCAACAGACGACCAAGCATCGATTTTGTTTGAAATAATTGAGTCATAATATCTCCCTATATTTACAACTATTATATAATAATTGGTCAAAAAAGGCAAATTGTAAAAACTCAATTAAATCAATAACTTACGGTGTCGTGTAATCGAAGGTTTTTGGAAGCTCTCTTTGCACTGGGGCAGCGTCTTTGACTTCGATCATTTGTCTAAGTTCAGAATCAGCTTTTTCTTGAAGTTGTTGAGATTTGTTTTGAAGATTCTTTAGACTTTGCATAATCATAGCTTCTTTCTGCGCTCTTTCAATATTCTTCAGATTCTTTTTAACTTTGTCTTTTGCTCGACTTAAAACAGTTATGCTCACCTTAGAAGTAAAGTCAATACCATTTAAGTGATCTAATTCATGCTGAAAAATTCTAGCAGTCAATCCGTCAAACTGTTGTTCCTTTTGAACACCATTCATATCAGTATAACGAACTTTTATAGACTTTGCTCTTTTTACTTTTAAGAATAATCCTGGATGTGAAATACAACCTTCGCTATAATCTTCCTCACCTTCTGCAGAAATAATCTCAGGATTAAAACATGCAAAGCCAACGCTTTCTGCACCCATAACAAATACACGATATGGTAAACCAACTTGGTTGGCTGATAAACCAAGACCATGATAATATACCATTGTTTCAATTAATGAGAATGCCAATTCTCTTGGATTAATTGGAGGATTAGCAAAATCAAATGTTTCTAATTTTTGTTTTAGAATATCTGAATATGGGTCAACACGTTTGTATAGAACGTATTCATATGTTTCTCCATTTACAACTTTAAATTTTTTATCACTCATTATACCATCCTCACTTCAATACCTTTTTCTTTAGTAATTCTAGTCATGTGGGCTGTGCCACGACCACCCTTAAACGATAACAATAAATCAAGACCATGATCTAACATTCTTTTGTTACGAATTGGTCCAGCAGATCTACCGTGCATTTCCCAATTAGCGTGATAGATAAAAACAGGAACTTTTCTTTCATTCGCCCATTTGCGAGCAAAGTCATCAACTCCTGTAGCATCACCGACAATTATATTGATATTAGAATTTGTATGATAGATGTTATCTAACACTTGCCACACGTGAGCTTGATCTTTATAATCCCTACCGCCAGTTACACCTATATTCATTATACCATCCTTGAGAAGTTTTTAACTTTCTCGAATCTAATGACATTTCTAAACTTATCCATTAATAGATCTCCTTTATGTGAGATTACAAACACATTATCATTTAATGTATCGATTAATTTCATAAATTCTTCAGTGCCACTATTATCTAGTGAGCTGTCAAATACTTCGTCAAGGATCAACAAATTAGTATTCATGCTGCTCTTCATTTTCGCAACAGCACGCCATGTAAATAATAAAGCCAAATCAATTCTTAATTTTTCACCTTCTGAGAAGTTCTGGTAACTAAAGTCATCTCTATGACGAGACTTAATAGTTTCTTTAAACTCTTCATCGATCTCAAAGTTTACAAAAAAGTCCATCGACGCCAAATACTTATTCACCAACTTGTTTATGATCGGCAAATATTGTTTTACAATTTTGGCTTTAATTCCAGAATCTTTTAATAATGTAACGGCAACATCGATGTAATTCTTTTCTTCAAGAAGTGATTTCTTTTCTTCGTTTAATTTCTCTAATGTATCAACTAAATCTTTAGAGACGCTTAACATATCATCACTTAATACTTTCTTATTCTTAAGTTCTTCGATCTCTTTTAACAACTTTTTAGCGTATTTCTGAGAAGTTGTAATGGTAGCGTTAATTTTAGTGATCTCGCTGTTATGATCGTTAATTTTCTTATTAACTTTCGCGATCTCCTGTAAACGTTCAGAAGCTTTATTGTAATCTAAAAGCAACTTTTCGATGCCTGAATTAAATTCACTTAACTTATGATTACATTCTTTAACTTTTTCATCTTTATTGTTTATTTCTTGATCGCAAGTCGGACAGGTACTATTATTAGTATAGAAATCAATTTCTTTTTCCATCTTTTTAATATTCTGTTCGATCTTTGCTTCTAGCTGACCAAGTTTCTTCTGACGATTTAAAACTGCCTTCTCATCAGAAACTGTTTTCATTAAGTGATCAACATGTTTTTGAACTAAACTTGCATCTTTAGAAAGTTTATCAATGTTGGCAATTTGATCATCATAATCTTTTTGCTTAGACTCAACTAACTCGGTGTTATTCTTTTTTGCTTCCTCAATGTATTTCTTCTGCATTTCAATTTTAGAAAGCGTTGAATCAATATTTGATTTAAGTTCAGCTGCTCTATTCTTTAAAGCAGTTGCCTTATCTTTAACAACTTGATTCATTGAAGAGAATACATTAATATCTAATAGATCTTCAATAATAGTACGTCTATCATTTGCTGATAACTGCATAAAAGGTACAAATGAAGATGAACCTAATATAACAATTTGTGTAAATGCTTTGTAATTAAAGCCAAGAATCTGACTTTCTAAAATATCTTGATAGTCTTTAGATGCTGCTTCTTGATTCAGCATTTCACCGTCAGCCCAAATTTCAAATATGTTCGGCTTAATTCCGCGGACTACTTTATAATTTTTATTATGTGCTCTAAAGTGAACCTCAACCACACAATCTTTACTGTTGATTGAATTGACAAGATTAGGTTTATTAATTCCACGAAATGGTTTGCCGAATAAAGCGAATGTCAACGCATCAAGCATTGTTGATTTACCAGCACCATTAGTCCCGACAACTAAATTGTTAGCGTGTTCGTTTAGTTTAAGTTCGGTAAAAACATTTCCTGTTGATAGGAAATTTTTCCATTTTAAGGATTTGAATGTGGTCATTGGTCTTCTAGATGTTGGGCTTCAAAATAAATGCTATGCATCAAAGTCTTTAATTTATTTTTATCTAAACTGACTTCTATCGTGTCTATAACTTTATCTAAGATTGTAAGAGTGTCATCAGATTGATCAACAATATCATCATCAGATATAGTAGAATAATCTGTAAAATCCTCAACAATTGTTATATCAAGAGGCGATGCTTTATACAAGTTGTCTAAAAACATATCATACAAAACAGGATTAGTTTTATTCGCTACAATAACTTTAACCATTGTACTATTGTACTGATCTAAATTCATATTTGTGATAGATTCAAGAGTTTCAGTCTTATCGTCATAAACAATTTTATGAAACATTCTATATGGGTTTTCAATAAAATCTAATTCACGTGTATCCGTGTCAAAGATATGGAATCCACGTTTGTCATTATAATCTGCCCAAGTCATTTCACCTGGAGTTCCAACATAAGTGATAGTTCCGTCTGTGCTTTTGTGGTGAAAATGTCCACTTAGAACTATATCATATCCACTTAACAGTCCACGATCCATACCATCATGGCAAATATTACCTTTGTCCATTTCAAACCCAGCAAGTTCAAAATGCCCAAAACAAATTTGAGAACCGCTATTCTTAATAAAATCTTTAATTTCTTCTTCGTTCTCTTGGCAGATCCAAGGAATTACATCAATGCTAGTCTCATCAATATTTTGTGTTGATGGTGCATCATATACTGTAATATTAGGATATTCTTTTAGAAGAAGCTGAGGAGAATTAACTTCTAATGTATTTTTAAATGCAATGTCGTGATTACCTAACAATACATGTAATTGTATATTAGCCTCACGCATCGGATCAAAGAAATACTTGCGACTCAGAGCGAGTGTCTGAAAGCCAATAAACTTTCGGCGATCAAATAAGTCTCCCATTTGAAAGACAACATCAATCTTATTCTCTTTCAGATATGGAAAGAAAACCTCTTCGTAGAATTTACGATAGAGGTTATGGAAGGGAATAGAATCCCCACGCATACCAAAATGAGTATCACCAAGAATAGCAATTTTCAAAATATAATTCCCAAATAGAATTTAATTCAACTATTATACCTTAAGATCTTGTAATAGACAAAATCTTTTTTAGTTGCGATTCAACTACTTGTTTTCTATTTGGCCACTTGATCATAACTTTGTCTGGATCTTTCTGCAAATTAGTTAGAAATGGAACTATGATTTTCTCAACTTCTTCTAACTTTTGTTTGTAAGTCATTTCAGTTTGAGAAGCGGCAGATGAAGCTGCTTGTGTAATCTGTTCATTGATTTCATTTTCATGTAAAAATGAGAATCCGAAATCTTCATTAGAAGTCTGAGGTGCAGGTTGAAATTGTTGTTGTGGCGTTGGCGGTGGTGTAAAAGGTTTGTAAACTGGAATGTTTGGTTTTTGATCGGAAACTTTATCCAGATTACTAAAACTATTAAGTGGATATTCTAAATTACTCATTGACTGCTACCTCATCAAATAATTGACTTTCTTTTTTCTTTGCTTTTTCTTTCTTTGCTTTTTTAGTTTCTTCAAACTTCTGTATGAACTCTGATATGTTTTCATACATTTCAAATTGTTTATAGTTGCTACCAGATTCTTCTAATTCTGATTGCTCATACTCATTCAAAATACCAATCTGTTCAGTGGATTTATATTTCACATACAATTGTTTTTTTTCTTTGTGAATGCGACGAATGAAAGCGAAGTAAATAATTTGTGTAAAATATGCAAAGGGATTATTGGATTTCTTTGGATCAAAATTATCAAAATACATAATACAATTTTCAATACCATCGGCAATCATTTCATCTCTGAAAGAATACATTACAAAATTTGGCTTGTGAGAAAGGTTCTCAGCAATAAGCATTAAGCATTTGCCGATGTAATCTGGAATCTTGGGCTTCTCTGTGCCCTCACGTTTAGCTTTCCTACATTGTTTTTTGTAAAGCTCGATCGTCTTTAATAGATCAGCATTATTTACATAATGATTTTTCTTTGCCATAAAATAATTTGCCTTTTACATCTGTGTTCGGTATAATCAAGAGTGTCGGGTTTGAAGTGTAGATCAATTAGGTTTATCTTTAGAACTCTTATTAAATGTAATAATCTTTCCACTCTTATCATTACTTACTCTTTCAGGAGTCTTAAACGGAGTTTGATCAACAATAAGATCAAATACTACCGCTTTGTAATGGTCCTCAATATCCTTTTCAATATCAGCTACAAAAACAACATCTCTTTTGCTGATTTTAACTTCATTCATTTTAACAATGCCTTGAGGCATCCAGTTATACATTACAATCTGTTGTTTGTTCATGTGAACATCAACATCTATAACAAGCATCATTGGATTTTTCAATCCTATTGAAGATACAGATTCATTATTTATTTCTGTAATAATATCGTCTCCATTTTTTAAACGGATAAACTTAATTTTCTGTTCAACGTTAGTCATTTCTAATTTGCACCTTATATGTACGAATCTTGAATTTTTCTTCGTGATATGTTTTCATTCTAACAGCATAATGATTTAACGTATAGTTTACATAATCATCAATGCGCAAGTCGTCAGCAATATCATAAAGGCTTGCTTTATCTTTTCCTTCTCCCAGACGTAGTCCACGTCCGATAGATTGTAAGTTACGAATTTTAGATTTTGATGGTGATGCGAATATAATA